GCGAATGATGAACTGGTCTGTAACGTATGCGGGCCAAACGACGGCAAGCTACAGACCGAGGGGTGGACCGTAGACTGGCCGCCAGCACATGTCAACTGCCGATGCTGGGTAACACACGAGTGGGTAGAGTGACAGACCTTCGGATCACGATAAACGAGCTAGACTCGCGCCGCATCGAGCGCAAGCTGCGCGACGTTGCCAACCAGGAGTACCTGGCGGGGGCGATGCAGGCGGGCTTGACCCATCTCAAGAGCGGCGTGGCAGAGTATCCGCCTCCTAGCTACGCTAACCAGCCCTACCAGCGCCGCTGGTACGAGCGCAACTGGGGCGGCAAGTGGATGCGCGCCGATGGCAGCGTGGGCGGTCGCAAGACATCCGAGATGCTAGGCAAGAGCTGGACAACGCGGGTGGAGAATCGAGGGCGGCGAGGTGTGCTAGGCACCAAGGTGAGTTACGCGCCGTTCGTGCAGGACAAGTCGCGGCAAGCGTCGTTTCACGCGGCGCGTGGCTGGAAGACCGTGCAGGACGTGATGCAAGAGCGCGCTGCGCGAGTGGTCGAGGGCATTCAGCTGGCGATTCGGGGACTATGGAACAGCTAGTCGTGGACGGCGCTTTTGCATTGGAGGACAGATGGCTAGGCGAATCAAGGTAGCGGAGAGCAGCGGCGATGAATGGGTGCTGGACGTACTGGGCAACCCGTTCGGCGGGCCTAACGACGGGCGGGACGCAGACGGCGAGTACTTTGCCGCCGACACCCGATACCACGAGGACAAGTGGCCGCTCCCGCCCGCCGTTTACTATCACGGGCTAACCGAGAGCGGCAAACCCGACGGCGAGCCGCAGTACATCGGCAAAACTGTACAGCGGTGGGTAGACCAGGCGGGCGTGTGGTATCGCGTCGTGCTGGACAAGGCCAACAGCCTAGCGGAGCGGGTGTGGCAAGCCGCCAAGGACGGCATCGCCCGGGCCAGCACCGGCAGCGCGGCGCACCTGGTTAGAACAGACCCAGACGGCCACATCCGCGAGTGGCCCGTGGTCGAGCTGAGCATCTTTGACGCGGTGGGGCGGCGGCAACCGGCCAACGCCTACGCCGTGGCGGTGCCGGCGGCGAAAGCAGTATGGCAACGGGCAGGCATTGACCTACCCGATGACATAGACAACCCGGCGACTCACGAGGCCGAGCCAGAGGAGTCCGTTGCGGCGGGCTCGGCATCGGCAGAGGAGCCACCGAGCGTTACCGTGAAAACTGGAGAGACAGAGATGGCTGAGGAACAGAAAGTGGACGTGGGCGCGCTGGTGGCCGAGCAGGTCGCCGCCGCCCTCAAAGCGGAGCGCGAGCGGCAAGAGGCTGAGCGCGCCGAGCAGGAAAGGATCGAGCAGATCAAGGCGGAGGCGGTAGCAGCCGCCAAAGCCGAGTGGGACAAGACGGTCGCCAACCGTCTGCCCATGTACGAGGCGCCCTACGTCACCAAGTTCGGCGACTCGAAATACGATAGCCTAGACGCGTCCGACATGGCCTTCATGATAGGGGCGCTCAAGGCCCACAACAAGCCGGTCAGCGACCTGGCATACAAGAGCCTTGCGCTCAAGTGCGCCGAGGCCAAAGACCACGAGCCGAGCGCGCGGGCGACCAAGGCGCTGCACACCGCCGCTGGCAAGGCGCTCAAGTCGGACGAGATCATGCAGAGCGACCTGAGCAACTATGGCGACGAATGGGTGGGCGTGCAATACAGCAACCAGCTCTGGGAGTCGGTACGCGCCCAATCGTGGGTAGTCGACCGGTTGCCCAAGATCGAGGTACCGCCTGGCCACGAGTCGGTAGTGATCCCCCTAGAGGCCGCTGACCCGACATATTACAAAGTCTCGCAGGCTGCTGACGAGCAGGCCAGCGGCTGGCCTAACGCGACCGTCACGAGCTCGCAGGCTGGCACCGACAACCAGACGCTCACGCTCGCCAAAATGGGCGCGCGCGTGCTGTGGTCGGGCGAAATGGAAGAGGACTCGCTGGTGCCGTTTGCGAATGAGCTGCGGCGCAAACTGGAGCGCTCTGGCGCCGAGCAGCTAGAGCACGTAGTGATCGACGGCGATACCACGACCAGCGCGAGCACCAACATCAATGACGTCGCCGGTACGCCTGGTGGGACCGAGAGCTTCCTGCTGGTAGACGGCTTCCGCAAGTTGGCTCTCGTGACCAACACAGCCAACAGCCGCGACGCCGGCACTCTGACCGAGGACGACTACCTGGAGACGGTCAAACTGTTGGGCGGCGCGGGCAAGTATGCCCTAGAAAGCGCCAAAGTCACGCTAATCCCTGACGTGAACACGTACTGGAAGTCGCTCGCGCTGGCGTCCGTCAAGACCAAGGACGTGTGGGAGCAGGCGACGCTACGTGACGGGAAGCTCGTGGAGCTTTGGGGCTTTGAGCTGCGCCCGTCGGCGTTCATGCACTTTGACCCCAGCGGCACGATCACTGGCGCTTATGAGCTGAAGGCTAACAGCGCCGGCAAGCTCGACCTCGACACAACCACCAACAACAGCACAGGCGCGATCCTGGCCGTGCGGTGGGACCAGTGGCGGTTCGGCTGGCGGCGGCGTATGACCCTGGAGACCACGCGCATTGCGCGCGCGGACACCACCGAGATTGTGGCGCTCATGCGGTTTGGGCTGATCTACCGCGACAATGATGCGGCCGCCATCAGCTACAACATCACGCTGTAGCATAACTGAATAACGGGAGTCGGGTGAGCCGTCTTGCCCGACTCCGACCAGACTTGGTGAACTGACCTGACCACCAGGGAAGGGAAAAGGTCACGACATGGCACAGACAACTTACCTGGCCCGAAAAGACGAAGACGCCGACTTTGCGGCATTGACCTGCGACTCGCTGGTGGTGAACACCGTCACGATTGACGCGGGTGCGATCACGCTGGCAGACGACGAGCTGCTGACCATCGGCACGGGTAGCGACGTAACGGTCAAGTGGGATAGCACCAACCTGATCATTGCCGCCGCAGCCGATGATAGCTTGATCGAAGTTGGCGATGCAGCCGCGACGCAGAAGAGCTTTGACGTGAAAATCTATGGCGACGCAGCCAACGGCGCTGACTATCTCATGTGGGACGCCAGCGCCAGCCGGCTCAAGTTCGAAGGCGCGATGGTAGGGTCCAACACCGTAGCCAGCACCACGCTGGACTTTGCCAACTGGATTCCCATCGAGATCGACATTGGCGGCACGACTCACTACCTGGTCGCGGCTCAGACGATTAGCGCCACTGGCAGCTAAAGCGACGTGACAGCGGGGGCGGTGTAGGAGCCGCCCCCAGCGAAGGGGGGAGCATGGACAAAGAGCGGCTGGAAGCGCGGCGCGCCAGGCTTACCGAGCAGCGCGAGCGCATGGTGGCAAATGTACAGCGTCTGAGCGGGGCCATCGCCCTGCTAGACGAGCTGATAGCGGAGACGGACGCGCCCGCCGCGCCTGAGCCGCCGAAGGAGACATAATGGCGCGAGAAAAACAGGTTTGGTATGACGAAAACGATGGGGCGCTGGTAGACGCGACGGTACATGCAATTCGGACCCTGGCGGGCGGCGCGGCCACGGCGGTCAGTCAGACGCCCACGATCACGGCTGGCGCGTACTCGGCGGGCGACGCCCTAGGCGGCAAGCTGACCTTTGCCGGCGCCGCGCGTGCGGCGGGCGGCACCGGCGTGATTCACAGTGTGGTGCTAACCGACGCCGCCAAGCAGGACGCCAACATCGATCTGGTGCTTTTTGACCAGGACTTTACCGCGACAGCCGACAACGCGGCATTCGATCCCAGCGACGAAGACCTAGCCAACGTGATCGGCATTATCCCAATACTCAGCTCCGACTATGCCGACTTCAATGACAACAGCGCGGCCAACGTGCGGCAGGTTGGGATGGTTTTCAAGTGCAATGGCACCGGAACGTCGCTATACGGCCAGATGGTGATTCGTGACGGCGACACCTACGCGGCAACGGACGACGTGACGGTCAAGCTGCTGATTTTGCAGGACTAGAGCATGGCGATCACCAACGGCTACGCAACGCTGGCACAGGTGAAAGAGCGGCTGCAAGACCTACACGTCTACACCGCTAACACGCTCAGCTTTGCCGCCGATACCAAGCACATTTCTGACAGCGCCTATGGCCTGAAACGCTACCTGGAGGGGCAGATCATCCAGGTGAGCGGGAGCGCGTCAAACGACGGGCACTATACCGTGGCGACGGGCAACCAGGCGGGCTACGTCGTGGTGAACGAGAGCCTGCTCGACGAAAGCGCCGGGGAGGAGGTGACGGTCGCGCTAGCGGACCCCACGGACGACGCGATGCTAGAGGCCGTGATCGAGGCGGCTAGTCGTGCTATCGACAACCTGTGTGGCCGACGATTCTATGCCGCGACCGAGACGCGATACTACACAGCCAAAGACGGCCGCTCGGTACTGGTCGATGACCTGCTAAGCGTCACCACGCTCAAGGTCGACACCAACGGCGATGGCACCCACGACACCACCTGGGATAGCGGCGACTATGTGCTGATGCCGCGCAACGCAACGCCATACCGCTGGATTCGGCGCGCCCACGACGGTTCTAACTGGTTTAGCCTGGCAGAGGACGGCATAGAGATAGCCGGATCGTGGGGCTATGCCAGCACGACACCCACGCCCATCCAAGAGGCGTGCGTTCTGTTGAGCATGCAACTGGCGGCGCGACAGGACGCGCTCTTTGGCGTAGCCGGGCCAGCGGGCTTTGAGCATCGCATCAATCACGCGATATCGAGCGACCCGCATCTAATGGCATTGCTCACGCCCTACATGAAGCGGTGGAGCTAATGGCACAAAGCGTAGTCGGTTGCATCGAACGCATCCAGACGATGGCGCGGGCAATGGGCGGCATTCGCTCGGCGCCTAACGAGCCGCCGGAGAAGGCGGGCGCCTACCCGTTTGCGCTGGCCTACGAAGGCGCGGGGCGATGGACCATCGGCGAGCCTGCTGGCGCGTTGACCTATCGCGGCGACGTAGTGCTAGAGATACACGTAGCGCGCAAAGACCTGCCCGCCGACGTGGTGTCCTTGCGGCGCTATATCGAGGAGTTGCCCGAGGCGCTGGCAGTCGACCCGACGCTGGGTGGCAACGCCAGCACCATCGTGGGCGACGTGACGTTTGAGGGCCTGGTCGCGAGCGGCTACGCGGGCGTAGAGACGCTGGCCTACCGCTGGCGCGTACCCGTCAAGGTGCAGGTGATCTAGGGGGGGCAGTTGAGCAAAGGTAGCACGCGCCACCGCAACCGTGCGCCAGTGACGCAGCCCAAGCCGGAGCCAAAGGGTATGCCGATCCCGCGCATCATGATCGGCATACCAACCGAGCGGACGGTTATGGTCGAGGCCATGAACGGCATTGTCGGGCTGGCGATGCGAGCGGGGCGGTACGGC